CAGATGGCAACCCAGGTCCTATAGAACTCTTATTTTACTCTAGTTCTATATTAAATACAACACTTTCAATATCAGCTAATGAAAATATAGGTAATATAGTTTATCCTCACGGTATGGCTATATTCACTAACCAAAATCTACCTTTATCAGATATTACAACTTTAAATAATGTTACCTGTTCATTTTCATCATCTCTTACAATTTACGAAACTCAATATAAATGTACAATCAGAGAAAATGAGTATACATTAACCCAAAACCCATCAGCCTTAGCTGATTCAGAAGGAAATATGTACTCATTTGTAACAGCTCCATACTTCAGTCCTTATGTCACAACAGTAGGATTATATGATGACGAACAAAATTTATTAGCAATAGGTAAATTATCTCAACCATTACCAACCTCACCAACAACAGACACAACAATAGTTATAAATATAGATAGATAAATATGTGGTTATACAATAATAAAGAAATATCCTCAATAGAGGATATGCCTGATGAAACTTACGGTTTTATATACATGACAACTCATATTCCAACAGGAGTATCATATATTGGAAAGAAATCGTTATTTCACAATGTTAAACGCAAATTAACAAAAAAAGAGTTAGCCGAGATGCCCATAACACGTGGGAGAAAAGTAACAACAGAAGTTGTACAAAAAGAATCTGATTGGAAAACATATCACGGTTCAGCTAAACCTATTTTAGAGTTACTTAAAACAGGTAAACAAGATGAATTTAAACGTGAAATATTACATTTTGTTAACAGTAAAAAGTTATTAACATATTATGAATGTAAATATTTGTTTAAATATGGTGTGTTAGAAAACCCATTAGAATATTTTAATGACAATATTTTAGGGAAATTTTACACAAAAGATTTTATTTAATTTGGAAATCTTAATTTTCTTTCATATATTTATCATAAATAATTAAAAAACATAAACATGAAAGTAACACAACTACGTCAATTAATTAAAGAAGAAATTAAATCTATGGAAAATCAAAATCTTAAAGTAGGTGATAGAGTTAAGATTATTCGTGTAGGTCAATATGACCGAGAAGCTCATGGTTTTAAAGTAGGTGATAAGGGTAAAATTACATCTATAGATATTAAAAACCAACGTGCTAACGTTGCTCCTGATTCCTGGGACCAAGAACTCCCAGGTGCTAAAGGATTCGCAATTGCCTTAAGTAAAATTGAATTGGTTTAATCATATAATAATATTACACATATTTATCATAAGATAAAAACATAAAAATGAAAAAAGCAGACAACTTTGATGCAAGCAAGTGGTTAGTAGAAAACAAAATCACTACACAATCTCGTTTGAATGAACTTTTAAATTATGATAAAGTTGAACAATTAAGTAAAAAAGCAATTGAAGATTATATTTCTTCAAATAACTTAGGAACCATATCCTCTATGGTAAGTTTAGGAATGCGTCTATCTCATGATAAAGCAATTGCCCAATCGAATGTAGTTCTTGATTCAGGAAAAACCATAAATGTATCAACTCAATATGATGCTAATTACAATTTAACTGATATAAAAGTTAATACACCTAAATCATCGGATGAAGAAGAGATTGAGATTGAATATCCAAGTGGAGATTATACTGGAGACGTAGAAAATGGTAAAGTTACATTTTTATTAATAGATGATTCTATTGAAGATAAATATGAAGAAGGATTTGATGTTTTAGAGGATGCACAAATAATGAATTATTTAGGAAAAAATCATTTCTTTACTAAACTATATAATACAATAGGAGGCACATTTAGTACTGAATCTGATGCTGTTGGTATTACCGTAGATTTAAATGACTTAAAATCTAAATTTGGAAGATATATTAAATAAAACTAAACAAATTTAAAAAAAAATCTTTAAAACAATTAAAACAATGAACATAACACAACTAATACAATTAATCAGAGAAGAAATTAAATCTGTAAAAAAAACATCTATAAATGAAAATATAGAATCATTTATGGATGATCAAAATCAAGGAGTATTTATTATATTTCCTGAATTAGTAGACACAGATGATGAAGGGGATTTATATATATCTATGGATAGAAATGCTAGAGATGAAATGTATAGTGAAGGAGGTAGCTTTAAAGGTGAAATTAAAATGGGTGATAAAACCGCTTATTGGAGTTTTGGATACGCATAAATTATATGAAAATTTCTCAATTACGTCAACTGATAAGAGAAGAAATTAAATCTCTCCAAAATCCTCCTGATATTGAAGACAAAATTCAACAATATATCAAAAATGGAAGTAAAGGTAATTTAGATTTATCTGAAACTCAAGTTAGATCTTTTGATAGTCTTAAACGTGTTGGAGGAACATTAGATTTAATGTTATCTAAACGAATTAAATCTCTTGAAAATATTGAATTTATTGGTGATGACTTAGAAGGAGACTACTCAGGACTTCAAACTCTAGGAAATCTTAAATATGTTGGGGGTTATACTAGTATTAGTCATACTTCTATTGAAAGTCTAGGAAATCTTGAATATATTGGTAAGGGCCTATACTCAGTAAGCTCAAAATTGCAATCTTTTGGAAATCTTAAAAAAGTAGAAGGTAATATAGTTGTATTTGGATCCCCTATTGCTAAGAAATTTACAGAAGAAGAAATTAGACAACAAATTGATGTTAGTGGTGAAATTATCCTTAAAGGAAGAGGAGAATAAATTACTACATATTTAAAGTAAAGCTTGGGGAACCAGGCTTTCTTTATTATATTATATGTTATGGTAAATCAAAGTCTAGTTACATTAGTTAATTCGGTTTTAGGTACTGGTAAAGCAACATCAAGAGGTAATTATGCTTATAATTGCCCTATATGTAAACACCACAAACCCAAACTAGAAATTAACATGACAGAAGATGCTAAAGGTGAAAACCGTTGGCATTGTTGGGTTTGCAATGCTCGAGGTAAAAAACTATATCAACTATTTAAAGTCATAGAGGTATCACCTGAGGTACTATCAGAGTTAAAAACAATAACTAAATATACAGGTCCAGTAGTTGAGAATACAACCCCAACTGAACAAAAAGTAACTTTACCTAAAGAATATAAACCATTAACAAATATCCACCCTTCAAACATTATAGGAAGACATGCTTATTCATATATCAAATCTAGAGGTATTACAGACGAGGATATATTAAAATATGGAATTGGTTATTGTGAAACAGGTAGATATGCTAATATGGTTATTATCCCCTCATATGATGAAAATGGTAAATTAAATTATTTTACTGGACGTTCATTTGACAAAAATTCATCTGTGAGTTATAAAAATCCTATTGTCTCAAGAGATATAATACCATTTGAATTATTTGTAAACTGGGATTTACCTTTAATATTATGTGAGGGTCCATTTGATGCTATTGCCATCAAACGTAATGTTATACCACTTTTAGGTAAAAACATCCAAACTAAATTAATGAAGAAAATAGTAAAATCTTCAGTTAAAAAAATATATATAGCACTTGATAAAGATGCTCAAAAACAAGCCTTAGAATTTTGTGAACAACTCATGAATGAAGGCAAAGAAGTATATCTTGTTGACATGCAAGAAAAAGATCCAAGTCAAATGGGGTTCCATATGTTCACCTCATTAGTTCAAGAAACATATCCTTTAACATTTTCAAGTTTATTTGAAAAGAAATTATTTTTATGAGTAAAATTAAACATTCTTACAACCGGATATTAGAAATATCTGATGACCACAAGCAAATCACACTACCAGACTCTAGATATTATAGAAGAAATGGTATGTATTATCCATCAATTACCTATGTTTTATCATCATATCCTAAAGGTAAACAATTTGAAGAATGGCTTAAAAACATGGGCCGTTCTGCAGACTATATTGTTAAAAAAGCAGGAGAAGAAGGAACACAAGTCCATGAATTAGTTGAGGAGTATTTAGAAGGTAAAGACATTAATTTTCTAGATTTTAAAGGTAACCCTCAATACAATCCAGATGTATGGTTAATGTTCTTAAAATTTGTAGAATTTTGGGAAACATATAATCCTAAACTCATTGAAACTGAAGTACATTTATTCTCAGATGAATATGAGGTAGCAGGTACGTGTGATTTGATATGTGAGATAGATGGAAAATTATGGTTACTAGATGTTAAAACATCTAATATGATGCATTCAACTTACGAACTACAAACCTCAATCTACGGACAATGTTATAAAGAATGTTTTAATAAAGAAATAGACAAGTATGGTATTTTATGGTTAAAATCATCTAAACGTACTTTAAATAAAGAAAAAATGACAGGTAAAGGTTGGGAAGTTATAACTCCAAAAAGAACTCAAGAAGAAAATCTTAAAATCTTTAAAACCGTTAAACACTTATTTGATCTAGAACATCCAGAAGATGGACCTTCATTTACTGAGTTTCCAACTCAAATAAAAAGAAATCTTTAAAATAATTTGGTAATCTTACTTTTCTTTCATATATTTATGATAAATAATTAAAACAATGAAAATAACACAACTTCGCCAATTAATCAAAGAAGAAATTAAATTTGTTTTAACTGAAAATTTTAAAAAAACACATAAATATCTTGAACTTTCCCCAGAAGATTTTAAGCCTGGAGATTTCTTTTTAAGAGTACCTGATGAGGATGGTGAGTTTTTTGAACACAAAGAAAAAATTAAAATTTTATCTATCGATCTTCCTAAAGATGGTAGAAGTAATATAGCTAGAATTAAAACTGAAGATGGTAAAGAAATGAAATTATCTCATACTTCATTATATGATATTGCAAGATCTAAAAAATAAACATAAAAACATAAAAATGAAAATAGGTCAATTCCGC